AATGCCACTAGACACTCTTATGAATATTCGAGACGAAGCGTGGTTAAGGCCTTGGCAACTACGATTTGCATGGAAGCCTCAGAGATGCTATGCATCAAACGAATTAATTTGGCTAACATGGGCTTATAGAGGATCGTCGCAGTATATTATTAATACGCCCGTAATATGGTTGACCAAAAATGAGTATCTAATAAAGTGCTTAAAAGATGTCTAACATATCCAAAGGACGCAACAGCTTTGACGTTGATGTTGGTAATGTTGTAGTACCGTTCTTCAACAGGAACGTTACGCCATATCCTACAGAAGCCGGCGGACCTGCATTTGACCTGGTGCCTGTTACTAGACAAAAAGACATCATGCTGAACGTGGCTCGTATGCACGCCGAGCAAGAGTACAACAGAATTATGGAATTAGTTGACGTTTTACAACGCCAGGCCGATGAAATTAAACGCAGATTAGATTTAACCGATATGGTACATAGTGCCCGGTATGATTTTCAAATAGCACACGGGCATACATACTGGTTGGTACAAGATACACGCAAGGACGAACTTATACTATGTGGTATGGGACCAGACGGTTGGTCAGCTGGTGCTCCTGTGTGGTATCAGTATATTGTAGCAGTAAAGTGGTTAGGTGACCACACTTGGATTGAAGTAAAGGAATAATATGTTCGATAAATTAAAAAATATGTTTAAGAGTCCAGAGCCTCTGGAGCCAATTTCAAAAGAAGCTGCTAAGCAGCTCAAGAAGGAACGCACTAAAAAAGCAGAGCCAACAAAATCCGAAAAAGAGTTAGCCACTGAAAGGGGCGACCCTTATGTGGCTATTCTCAGCATGGATGTAGATCCTGAGAATATTCATGCAGGTTCATTCGAACTTGACTGGAATGAAAAATTTGTAGCCAACTTAATACGTGCCGGATACGTGGGCAAAACTGATTCTGATATTGTGGATCAATGGTTTCAGAATGTTTGTAGACACGTTGTCATGGAAACTTGGGAACAAGAGCAAGCAATGAATCCCACACGTTTTACTCGCAGCAGGGATTTAGGTAACGGCCGCACGGAGGTTTCGTGATTCTTTATGTCAACGGCGATAGTCATACCGCTGCAGCAGAAGCAGTAAATGCTCATGCTTTTGCCGAGGACGATCCTTTCTTAAATTATCTGGGTCGACTGCCTCATCCTGCTAATCTGTCAGTGAGTTGGGGAAAACAATTAGCCGATATTGCAAAATTTGGATTTCACTGCGATGCAGAATCTGCTGCCAGCAATCAGCGTATTATACGCACTACAAGACACTGGATCAGTCAACGTCCCACTGAATTGCAAAATACCTTGGTAATCATTCAATGGTCGACTTGGGAAAGACAAGAGTGGCAGGTCAATAATATATATTACCAGGTCAATGGCAGCGGCATTGATCGTGTTCCACAAGAGTGCCAAGAAAAATACAGACAATATATTCTTGGACTTGACTGGCAAGAAATTACTCTGGCTGCACATAAAGAAATTTGGAAATTCCACCTGGAACTCGAATCACTTGGGGTAAGACATATCTTCTTTAACGGTAATAATCATTTTGAAAAAATAGCCTCAGTGGATCAGCATGATTGGGGATCCAGTTATATTGAACCCTACAATGCTCAAATGACCTATAGCCAGTGGCTTTTGGACAACGGTTTTGAAACAGTTGCATCAGATTCCTGGCATTTCGGTAAAGAAGCTCATAGTGCTTGGGCTCGTTTTGTGTTACAATACATTGTCAAACACAAACTTATTTAGGACTCAATGAAATACGTTCTTATAGATACAGCTAATCTGTTCTTTCGTGCCCGCCATGTGGCTTTCCGTGCCAGTGACGAATGGGAGAAAGTGGGCTACGCCCTACATATAACTCTTAGTGCAGTAAACAAAGTGGTCACAAAGTTCGGTGCTGATCATGTGGTGTTTGCGTTGGAAGGTCGTAGTTGGCGTAAGGATGTGTACGCACCTTACAAGCGAAATCGTAGCGATGCTAGAGCAGCACAAACAGAAAAAGAGCAAGCTGAAGACAAATTATTTTGGGAAACGTTTGATCACTTGACTAAATACTTGGCTGAGAGTACAAATTGCTCAGTTGTCAGAAACGAAAACGCAGAAGCCGACGATATTATTGCTCGTTGGATAGCATTACACCCCCATGATCATCACGTAATTATTTCAAGCGATACCGACTTTGTTCAGCTCCTATCCGAGAATGTGGATCAATACAACGGCATCTCTGACGAATTGCTAACTGTGCGTGGGATATTTGATGCCAAGGGTCGACCAGTCATAGACAAGAAAACCAAAGAACCCAAAACTATCCCCAATCCCGAATGGCTGTTGTTTGAAAAATGCATGCGTGGCGATTCAAGCGACAATGTTTTTTCTGCATATCCCGGTGTACGTGTTAAAGGAACAAAAAACAAGGTGGGTTTAACTGAAGCATTTGAAGATCGCAACAAGCAGGGTTATGCTTGGAATAATCTCATGCTACAGCGTTGGAGTGACCCCGACGGTGTCGAACATCGGGTGTTAGACGACTACGAGCGTAATCGCTTATTAATTGATTTAAACGCACAACCTTCGGAAATTAAACAAGCAGTCGATGACAGTATCCGCAGTATGATTAGTCACAAAGATGTAGGGCAAGTGGGTATTAGATTCATGAAGTTTTGTGGCAAATACGAACTGGTCAAGGCCAGTGAATCAGCCGAGCAGTATGCTCGTTGGTTAAATGAAACATACAAAGGAGTGCTAGATGATTGTAGCAAAACCAGTAATTCCTAATCAATTTTGGATCCTAAAACAAAATGATCGCAAGGTTGGCAACATAGAAGCCGGTGCCGACGGATTTAGTGTAAAAATTGGTGACCAAGTTAACAATTATAAAACCATCAATACCATTAAGCAAAAGATAGCAATTGCTTTTGAACCTGTAGTAAAGAAGATGGGCTCAGTTACTGTTGGAAACTCGATGCACGGTTTCCCTACTACTAGTACAGCTTACAATGCCATATACGATGTCAAGCATCAAGTACCACTGTGGACACGCGAACCCAAATCCAAATCATGGTATGCTGCCGGATGGTATCGTGTCAAGCAGGGTCGGCATTGGACAACAGAATTATGCCCAAAATTAATTACCCTACAGCGATATTCGTATCGCGGTCCATTTCACACTGAGGAACAAGCCAATGAGCAACGTGTTTAGAGATCAAGCAAAATTTATGAATGCCTGTGGACAAACTGTGGGCAATCGCAATCAGGATCAGTTTGACTTGTATCTTAAATTGATACAGGAAGAAGTCGAGGAACTACAGACCGCAGTTGACAACAACGATCGGGTTGAACAGTTAGATGCCTTGATAGATATTCTTGTTGTCACAGTGGGTGCGGTGCAGAGCCTGGGAGCAGATGGTGAAGGTGCTTGGAAAGAAGTCATGAGTACAAACTTTGCCAAAATTGATTCCTTAACCGGCCGTGTCCGTAAACGTGAAGATGGCAAGGTATTAAAACCCACAGGCTGGCGTCCGCCAGAATTGTCTAAATACATTAACCGAGAATAAGGAGAAGTCAATGACTACTGCTGTATATAGAACTGCTGCTGAAGTAAATGACGCTATGTTGCGTGTGTACAATTATATGTTTTTGGCCATTGTGATCAGTGGCATTGTTAGTTACGTTGTTGGTACCAGTCCAGATCTTTTAAAGTTTTTCTTTACAGGTTGGATCAAATGGGTTGTGATATTTGCCCCGTTAGTGGCAGTGATAGGCATTGGATTTGCCATGGCCACCAAACCACCACGTGAAATAGCTCTGCTGATGCTAGCAGGCTTCAGTGCGTTAATGGGCTTGAGTTTTGCTACGATCTTTGCCTTGTTTGCCTTGGGCAGTATTGTGATGGCATTCATGTCAGCTGCTGTGTTGTTTGGCACCATGAGCCTATATGGTTATTTTACCAAACGCGATCTTACCAGCGTTGGTCAGTTCCTGTTCATTGGCTTGATTGCTGTGGTGATTGCCAGCGTCGTTAATGTTTTTGTTGGTAGCAGTGTCATGACCATGGTTATCTCGGCCATTGCTGTGATTGTGTTTACTGGACTTACAGCTTATGACACACAGAAGATTCGCGAAATGGTTTCAGAAGAAACATCTGGATCTGTTGAGATCATGGGTGCCTTGACTTTGTATCTTGACTTTATCAACATATTCTTGAGCTTGTTACAGTTATTTGGTGGACGCAAAGACTAATGAGCACTCGAGACCAAATCATCATCGACATGTGCTATACCTGGAGACATGACTACGGTATAGTTAAAGACCCAGATCATAAATCTCGACCAGGCATGACTGACTTTATTGACACTATTTCAGCCGGTATGTATCAGTGGGAACGAGAGCAACTGTGGAAACAAATGGCACAGTTATTCGATAATGACATTGCTCCGCACATGGAATTTAAAGCGGTGGCAAATTCTCGAAATATCTGTGACAACGATTAGATTGATTTAATCAAGTCAAACTTTTCAGAGTCGTAAACTTTGTGGTGGCTCTTGCCGTCAGGAGTCACCCAAAGCACATGCACCATTCTACTATTTCTTTGCAGCTTCCAACAACCATAAATGCGACGATTCTCACTGGTTGAATAGGCCAGTCTGAAATCAGCTGAGTCTGGTATAGAACATTCGCGTTGTGTCAATACTATTTGTCCGCCGGCTTCGTTATCCATTACAGCTACTTCATTGTCTGCTGCGGCCACTGCTGTGAATAATAACAGTGCTATCGCTAATAGTTTCTTCATTTGGGTCTCCGGATATTATTATATAGTTGATTCAGCATTGATTAAATATCTTACAGGAGACTTATATGAGTTTACACATCAATCGATTTGTTGATCGAATCAAAGCTGCCGACGCTAGACAGCAACGAGATTTTACCATGAGCATGAGCGATGCCAAGGATCTACACGCAGATATCACCAAGTTGCTGTTGGCTCTTCAGACTTTACATGAGCAAGGTACTGCTGCTACACAAAACCCCACCGTAGAACTGGAAGTCACAGGCGGCACGTTCTAATAACGGCTTACATTTTAGATAAATAAATGTAGGAGTTTAATGAATGAGCAGACCTAAACCTCAGGTATTAGTTGAATTAACAAACAAGAGCACCTACAAGACTGAACAGGTCTTGGCGGCCGAAGGCATATGGGCGGTGTTCTTTGACAGCAAGCCCATCAACCTCAAGACATCAAACCTGTTGGTTCAGTATCCTGGCCCCAAGTACAAGAAGGTGTCATTCTCCAACCAAGGCCATGCCATCAACTTGGCCAAAAAGTTAAACACACAATTCCGAACTGACAAGTTTTCGGTGGTGTTGTTGACTCAAGGGGAGACCATATTCCCCAATGTCAAAGCATAAACTAACTCTACGCTTAATAGAATTACTGCCAGAGGATCACAGGATTACTCTGGAAGAGGCCATGGTCCTTTGGTACACCAACATTAGAAACAATGGTGGATTCCGTTTGACCCAAAATGGTTATCAGGCCTTGAAAATATTGGCCTTGGAATCTTGGTCGGTGCCGTTAAACGACATCAAGATTACCATGGATAAAAATCTCTTGTTGGCCTTAGATCGCAAGTTGACCTGGCCTTATTTTATTGACTACAAGAAAAAAGAAATTGTGTTTTATTCCAGCAAGGAAGCTGTCATGGCCACCATGTACGGCAGCATCAAGAATTGGTTAGACAATATGCCACAGCGTCGCTCTGTGCCTTAAAGTCAGCAATTAGTTTAAGTGGCCATTTAGTTAATACATAATCCTGCTGTGCTTGCAGTCGATCTGCATATGATTTTAAATCAGGAGTATTAATTAACAATTCTTTATTGCGAGTCAACGATTCGCTCCACCGATGTGTATCGTGCAATGTATCGTAAGAGTTGTCAACAAGATCGTCGAACATATCGAACCCAAGACGTCTGCAATGTTCTACGATACCAGGATATCCTATTACAATAGGTATCTGCCCTGCTAACAATGCAAACAAAGTTTTTTCTGTTATGATTCCAGGTGTTTCTGTGTATTGTGTTTCTGTTACTATATTGATTTTGGTAGTAGAATATAACCACGATAATCTTATAAAATTACTTTCATTTAAATCATGCTCGCCAGGTTGCCATTGATAGGCTGTGTGGTAGTCATCTTGTGGTAAGGGATCTATATTTCCTAGACTACTGATACCACCAGTGAATGTTTCCAACATATTGTGTACACACATACGATGCGGCCTTGCTGCACCATTTAGGCATTGCCAATTTCTTATTCGCTTGGCTTGAAACTTTTTCTGCCAGTTTAAATAAGGTGGAGTGTTTAAACGCATCATTATTTCGTAGCTGTGTGTCGGAAAATGTATCAAATGACATGGCCCAGAATATACTGATTTTAAATCGTAATTCCAATGCACTATTACAACCTGATTAGCACGCTCACCAAAATGTTTTTCGATAGCTTGTATTTCTGGGCAAATTCCTGCACTATTGATACTGACAAAATCCTGGCAATGCATTATAACTACAGTATTATTAGTCCATTTAACAGTAGGATACCGAATAGGCCAACCCTTGACGTCATACGGCGATTGTAAGCAAGTAGGTTGGTAAACTACATCAAAACCCAACTGTTGGAAAGCCTGAGGGAATAGGTTATCGTAATGCATAGAAACTACTTATAGGTGTTGTGATAATACAACAAGTAAAATTGACTTTATATCTATGGTATGCTATAATATATAAACTATCTAATTTAAGGATTTGTATGATCTCCATCCCCAATCTATCGCCCTTGCAACGAGCCATTGCTGACATGCTGTGGAGATTAGATACCACTGAAGAAATCGTCGAGTGGTTCAACACTTTACCTGCAAACATTGTGCCTATCGCACATGGTGTAATGAGTATGATGGTGTACGAACAGATTGATCAGACACCCATTGAAGATTTTTCAGATGCACAAGAAGTTATTGACTACATCCGGGAACTGTAATGACTGAAAAGAAACCACTTAAAGTAATTTTTGATCCGGGTTGTTTTGACAACTTTGAAGGCACACAGGCTGAACTGGATGAGTTTGTAAAACAAATTCAAGAGTTTGCTGAATCAGGCCTGCTGTTTGAAAACAGCGTAGAGATGACAGACGAAGATATCGAAGAGCTGGATGAGGAAACTCGTCAGCAGATTATTCGGGCACTGGAGCGTGGTGATGACAAAAGATCGCTCAACTAAACCCAGCTGTAGTCCTG